AAGCTTACTGGCATGGCAACGACCGTTGTTGAGCATCGCAAAGGCGCAAGTCTTGATGATGCTGCCAATCTTATTAACGAAGCAAGAAGCCGTATTGCCAAAGGTAAAGTAGTTGAAGCGGAAACAGTATGATTTGGAGACAACATCAGATTCTAAAGCCTCCCACGGATGAGGAGTTGATTCAGATGACACCAGAAGAGGTGTTGTCAATACATCGCATTTACCACGAAGCGATTGAAAACGCGGAGAAAGACCCGTATGAGTATGGTTTCCGACTGCCTCACTGGACGAAAGCCGAAGAGCAGCTTCACGAAGTAAATGAAATCCTAGCACTCGGCGGTAACAGGAGCGGGAAAACTCAATGGGGTGCATTCTCTGTTGTCCGTGCCGCCGTGGAAAATCCTAACTCCGAGATATTCTGCTTCGCTCAAACGTCCGAGGTATCTATCCGCCAGCAACAAAGCGCGGTGTGGGCTTGGCTTCCTGAGTATCTAAAAACGAAGTATACTAGCGCAAACGCCTACATTTCCTACAAGAAGAAAACAGGATTTACTGATTCCTCGCTAATCTTGCCAAACGGTTCACAGATTATCTTTAAGACGTATTCCCAGTATCAAAACAATCCAACAATTCTAGAAGGCGCGGAGCTTGGTTCTAGGAATCCTAAATGGCACAATATCGGCGTATGGCTCGATGAATATTTATTAGGACCTGAGTTGATAAACACTCTCCGATTCCGTCTAGCTACCCGTAATTCCAAGATGCTTGTCACGTTCACGCCGATTGACGGGTGGACAGAGGTTATCAAGGAGTATCTAGACGGTGCCACAACGATTGAAAGCAGGGAAGCTGAATTGTTGAATGGCGAGCTTGTTCCGTATGTCCAGAAGTCTAAGAAGCTGAATGCGTCTGTGCATTACTTCCATTCGCAGGACAATGCTTTCGGTGGATACGAGCGCATCAAGGAAACGCTAAAAGGTAGAACACGGGAGGAAATCCTTATTCGTGCTTACGGTGTGCCGATGAAGTCACATGCTACAAAGTTCCCTAAATTCAACAAAATTGTAAACGTAGTCGATCCTGACAAGATTCCTACTCGGAACATTACCCGCTATCACATTATCGACCCTGCTGGTTCTAAGAACTGGTTCATGTGCTGGATTGCAGTAGATGAGACTGGCACAATGTGGGTGTATCGTGAATGGCCTAGCGTTGACGTTGGTGACTGGGCTGAATGGCGTGGCGGAAAATGGATGCCTGGAGAGGGAGCCAAGGGGCAAGGATTTGGTATTCGCGACTACGTTGAGCTTATCGAAGAACTAGAAGGTGAAGATGAAATCTTTGAGCGGTTAATTGACCCCCGTCTTGGGGCTGCAAAGTATCAAGTGCAAGATGGATCATCCTCGATTATCGAAGATTTGAACGATGCCGGCATGGTTTGCATCCCTGCGCCTGGGCTTGATATCGACGATGGATTGCAAGCTTTGATCGGGAAAATGGCATGGGATACAACTAAGCCGTTGGATGCTATCAATCGACCGCATTTTTACATTAGTTCCGACTGCGAGAACATTATCCAAGGATTGTCAGAATACACTGGAGAAGGTGGATTAAAGGAAGCTTGGAAGGATGTTATTGACGTTTTACGCTATGCTGCAATCTCAGGAATAGATCATGTTGACAATTCCGTAAGTTTAGCCACAATTCAAGGAGGTGGAGGTTACTAATATGAATACTAAAAAAGAAGCAAAGAAACGAGGACGACCAGCTAAGGTTGTTGAAGAAATAGTGCAAGATGTGCCAGAGTCGCCATTGAAAGCGTTAATTGTAGGTGTTTGCAATAACCCGACATGGTTGAAAGCGCGGATCGACGGATTCAGCGTCAACGTGAAATGTCCTGCGCAAATATCAAAAGGCTTGCTAGGAAAGCAAGTTGATGTTATTCTCGTCAATTCCGATCCTGAGGATTACTACCAATATACAGCATGAATGACATTCAACAAATCGAAGATGAATCCCTTGTCTACGTGGACAAGAAGCCTGATATTGGCGCATTATCCAATGCTTACGATACATGCCTAGTTGACTTGGATTACTATTTTGAATCCTGCCTACGTTCTTACAACGACCGCAGAAACATTTGGGATGGTAAATCTGATGACCTGCGCAAGAATGGAGCAAACGCTTTCCCATGGCAAGGTGCATCCGACCAAGAAGTAAACGTAGTTGGCGAGCGTATCGACATGTATGTTGCGTTATTTGACCAAGCGTTAGCTCGATCACATATCAAAGCATTTCCAACTTCGATGGCAGCAATGCCAAAAGCAGCAGTGGTTTCTGGCTTTTTGAAATGGATGCGAGCATCGTATATTCCTGACTTTAAACGTCAGATGGAGCTTGGCAGTAACTACCTCATGGAAAAAGGCATCATGGTTACCTACGTTGGCTGGAATCGTGAGAAGCGCACTTATCTGCAAAGCGTTAGTCTTGAGCAAATTCAACAAGCATCGCCTGATCTTGTCGAGTTGATTCTAAGCGAGCAAGACGATGTAATGTTGATTGATTTGCTTCAAGAATCATTCCCTGATCTTTCTACTAAGCGAGCGAAGAAGGCAATCAAAGACCTACGTAAGATGGGTGTTGCTGAAATTCCGCTCTCCCGCCAAACTGTTGACTGCCCCGTAGTCTATGCTTGCGCTCCCGATGGCGAGGTAATGTTTCCATCTTACATCTCAGATCCACAACGCGCACCATACATGTTCTGGCGAACATTCCTCACAGCTCAAGAGCTTGAGAAAAAGGTGACGAATGAAGGATGGGATAGGGAGTGGGTAGATAACGCTATCGAAACACTCCGTGGAAAAGACTCCATGTATCTCGATGGCGAGAAAGTAAAGACTCAGACTCGCTTACCAATTACCGACGACAACGATCTTGTTATGGTAGTGTATGCGTATCAGCGTTTGATTGACGAAGAAGATGGCTCCGAGGGCATCTATTGCACCGTGTTCCATCCACAAACTGATGGGTTTGCCAAGCATGAGCTTCTCAACGGCTACGATGATTATCCATTTGTGGTAACTCGGTTAGCTAACGATCAGAAGCGGATGTATGAGGTGCAGACCTTCTCTGACATTCTCCGTGGCCCTCAGATGCAAATTAAGACAGAACGTGACAGTCGTATCGACCGTGCATCTTTGGCAACATTGCCTCCGATTATGCACCCTGCTGGTCGCCCACCATCTGACTGGGGGCCTGGACGCAGAGTGCCATATCGCCGACTAGGTGAAATTGCTTTCGGACCTATTCCACCTCGCGATGACGGCTCAGTAGAAAGCGAGCTTTCCATGCGTGGACAAGCAGACCGTGCTATTGGACTTGATCTCACAAATCCATTATCATCGGCGCGTCAACAGTATTATATCGGAAAGTTCCTAGACCACGTTAAGGATGTGCTTACAATGGCATGGAAGCTGTATCAACGCATGGGTCCAGATGAAATCTTTTTCCAAGTAACTGGTAATCCCAATCCACAGGTTATGACCAAGGGCAGCCCTGATGAGAACTTTTCGATTATGGTATCGTTTGACTCATTGTCTAGTGACCCAGAGACAGCGGAAACTCAGTTGAAGAACATGGTTCAGTTGGTTCAGTTGGATCGTAATGGAATCATGGATGTGAATAAGCTCCTTGAGTTTGCTGCCTCCTCGATCAATCCAATCTTTGCGGATTACGTTCTGCAACCAGCGGAAGAGGCACAGCAGAAGGTTCAGAAGAACGTCACAGATGACCTTGCTAAGATTTTTGCTGGCATCGAAGTTCCCGCTCAACCAAACGGAGCGCAGATTGCAATGCAGATGGTACAGGCTTACGTCCAGCAGCCCGATGTTGCGGCTAGAGCGCAGTCTGACGAGGCTTTCGCTGCTCGCTTGCAGAAGTATGCCAGCCAGTATCAATTCCAGCTACAACAGGCGCAGAACGCCGAGATTGGACGGATTGGAACAGCACCTGCTGAAATGGGTGGAATGACAACTCAAGGAATGGAACAATAATATTATGAAACAAGGATTATATAGCAATATCAACGCGAAACGCAAACGTATCGCAGCAGGTAGCGGAGAAAAAATGAATAAAGTTGGCAGCAAGAAAGCACCAACTGCAAAAGACTTCCGCGAATCAGCTAAAACCGCCAAGAAAAAGTAATGGAAAAACGATTCAAAAAAGTAATCACAAACCCTGCTACTGGTCGTAAGAAAACCGTCAAGTATGGGCAAGCAGGTAAGGCCGCAGACGGTGGGGATCGTATTCGTCCTGGCACTGCCAAAGGGTCAAGTTATTGCGCTAGAAGCTACGGCATCAAAAAACGCTTGCCAGAAGCCCAGCAAAATGATCCTAATACACCCAACAACTTAAGTCGGAAAAAATGGAAATGCAGCGGAAGTAAATCAATAAAATAACTCTATGAAAAAAACTAAATCATGTGGCTGTAACCACGAAAAGATGGAACGTAAAGGCAAAGGTAAAGGTTACGTTGAAATTGAAATTAAGATGGGTAAGATGCCTAAGAAATCACCTAAGCGTAAATGACACCACTACCTAAGCCAACTATTGTCCAAGCTGTTGAAGCTCTATCTGACCGTGATGAGTTCAAAGCAATTATCCAATTCATCCGAGATGAGCGCGAGCGTTTCTTTGGTGACTTGCGCCAATGCGTAGAGCCAAACGAGGTCATGAAAATCGTCGGCAGTGTTTCTATTCTGGACGAACTTTTGATTCTCTTGAAAAAAGAAGGTTGACATCCGTCCACATTCTGCTTTTATTGCTTTGCTGTTTTGTTTTCAGCTCTTGTGTTCATAGACCCGTAGAGATTAAACCCTCTACGGGTTTTATTTTAGAACAGGTCAATACACTCAACCGCTATGCGATGAGTGATCTTGAATGTTCTCCAAGGAATTCCAGAGTCGCAGGATTTCACGCGCCTCTTCGTGGTCGTAGATTGTGGCGATGTGCTGCCGCGCTCCGTCCCCGTCGTGATCACACAAAGGTTCCACGGAATACATTTCATACTGCTCCAACTCGTTGTTGGCTTCGAT